CTCCTTTTTTCTTTCTCTGAATCCTGTTATACAATGTCGGTGCGCTGAATCCGTACTTAGCAGAAATAGTCGCTAATGTTTCACCTTTACTTCTATGCTCATATTCATTGATAGCCTTTGACAGTAACTTTTCATCATATACATCAGGTCTGCCTAATCTCTGCCCTTTTGCTCTCGTAGCCGCTAATCCTTCTTTTGTTCTTTGCGAGATCAATTCTCTTTCCTTTTGAGATAGATAGCACATCAATGTAAATATCTGTTCCTTGACTAACTTCATGTCAATTGTCATTATTCCATCATTGGTAGATAAAATCGGTGTATCAAGTACAACTAACCGTATACCATTGTCGAGAAACCATTTCCATTCAATTGTGTTTTCATCCCAGTTACGGCCAAGTCTTGAAATATCCTTGATAATGATAACATCATCTTTCTTTACCGTTTCTTTCATCTCTTGATATGATGGTCTTTTGAAGTTCTTACCCGATACTTTATCTTGATAGATGTTAGCATATACAAACCCATTCTCTTGTGCATATTTCAATACCGCAATTTCTTGACGATCTGTATTCTGTTCTTCTGTACTTACTCTTAAATACGCATAATAGCTCATATTATATCTCCTTTTTGATATTTCATATCTCTAATTTAACTATACTCTCATTTTTAATATATACAAGTATATTATTAAATCATATTATGAAATATATAAATAGGTTCGTTCTACATAAATTTAGACTGTTATCTAGGTTCGCAATCTTCTTCTTTTTGGTATCTAACTTTCATTTTTGTTGCTAACAATTTATCGTTTGCAATAATACTTTTCACCAACTTATTTTGTACTCTCAATAATTCTTTTCTAATGTATAACTTATCCTTGAAATCTACAATCAATCTATATGCTATAAATATGATAATGAGTATCAGAAACATAATGAATGTAATTCCTAACCCATAAAGTAATGAAATGAATAATTGTGCTATTAATGTCATGGTTTATCAAACCCCCAATCTAATTTCTGACCACATTTATGGCAATATTCATTTTCTCCAAGTGAACCCTCAAATATGAAATCTATGTTATGACAATTTGGGCATTCATTTGCTATTGCGTAGGGAGATGGTTGAATCTTCTTCGGCACTTGCTTTTCAAGGATTCCGACAACTTCATCAAAATATGTATTTCCTTTATACCATTTCCCAAATTCTTTTATTACATCAATTAATTCATAGATGGTATGTTTCATTTGTTCTCCTTATCTTCTCTAATTGTATCTAACTTCTTGTTACACTCTCTGATAGTATTTTCGTATGAATTTAATAATCTACTATCATCTTCTGAATACTGGGAAAATATTTCTTTGACATAGCCATCTCTTCTTGTTCTATCATAAATTTCTTTAATTCTAATTTTGCTCGATTCTCTTACCTCAATTAGATTACGGACTTCAATGAAGTTTGGCAAAATATATCCGAGTGATTTTTCGATAATGCTTAATTTGTCATCATTTTCTGCACCATCTTCTGTAATTATTGTATTAAACTTACTGATTTTTTCAGATACCATTTTTTTAAAATCATCATTTCGAAACATCATTGCCCTATAATCTTCTTCTAACGCATTGTAACGGATCAACAATTCTTCTTTTTCTTCAACCAATGCTTTGTAATTGTTTTTATAAATGAACATTATTTGTTCTCCTTGAACTCGGCATCCAGTACCGTTAATCCTTTAACTTTTCTTCTAATTTCTTCAATGTCAGGTGCGTTACGATATTCAACTACGATAGGTGCATTAGCTTCTGTCATGCCATGTTCAGATTTACCTCTGAATGTAGCCATTACACTATCTGCATTTCTCGTTGTCGCAGCATCTAACATTACACCTTTGATATAATCATCAATCATCAATATAGCATCTCGTTTATCTTCATCAGGACTTTGCATATAGTTTTTATATGTCGCAGAACTGATACCTACGAAAGCACAGAAACTTGATATTGATGGTACATAATGTACTTTCTCGTTAATCATACATACGGCTTTCTGATATGCTTCTTTGGCAACAATCAATTCAGATGCACTGTAACCTTTTCTAACTGTTGATATACCTTGCCATGCTAATAGTTTGTAGATAGCCGGTGCGCTCAATCCTTTAACTGTAATGTCATTCGCTAAGCCATTTGCGAGTGCTGTCATGCGTTCTTCTATGAGTATGGGTAGATTCATCTTCTCTTTCTCAAATACTCTCTCTTGCGCTCTCTTGACGGCTCTCTCGTCATTCAACTTATTCTCTTTTCTTTCAATACTTGAATCACTAATTATCTTCTTTTCTTCATCTGACATTACTTTTGCATTTTTAGTACCCATTATTCACCATCCATCAATTCTTCACTAATCCACACTTCGTCACGAACCGTATAATGTCCATTTGAATAGTGGACAGAATTTTCTTTCAAATAATCCACTAACCTTTTATGTTTATCAACTAATTCTCTTAGAATAGGGATTGATTCTTTTGCATATCTCCTATCCATGCTAAACTCACTACTTAGAATAAATGATTCAACTGCATCTAATGCTTCTTCATATTTATTCATTTTCCCACCTTTCCTGTTCCCATTACTTATTATCTCCATTTAGAAACCAATTGAATGTTACATTGTATAATTTTACAAGTGTAAATAGTTGGTACGGATCAGGTAATGATTCATCATGCTCATACTTCCATAATGTCCTTATGCTAATGTTTAACTTCTTTGCCATAACTCCTCTTGAAATCGAATATTCATTTCGCTTCATCAACATGCGTGAACCTAATGTATTTCGTTTGAGTAACTCGAATTTATCTTCCATTTAACTGTTACCTTTCATCAGAACGGGAGATCCTGATTATCCATGTCTATTGGTTTACCTGTATTGAAACTTGTATTCCCAACCTTTGTAGTTCCTGTGTTTGTTTCTCCATCATCGGTTACAACTTCTATGTCTGCAGAAAGTGTAACTTGCATACGACCGTTGTAATGGCTTACTCCGAATCCGACCATGTTCAATATTTTTACCTTCTCACCTTCTAATACTTCTACATCGTTATTAACGAATACTGTAATGTAGTTAGGATCCTTTGGATTCTTACTATCGAAGTCTGTAATTTGAAACATCGACCTGCCATTTTTCATTTTCTTTGGAAACTTAGCTAAGTATTTAAAATTTACCTTTATCATTCTGTTTCCCCTTTTTCTAATTCATTAAGTTCTTTTTCAATTTCAATGAATCTTTCATGTCTTAATGTAATCAATGATAATAAATCTTTTTTTGTTAAAACTGCATCTATTTTTGAACCATTCATAAAGCCATTAAATGTATCGTGACTAACCACTGTATACCCATCTTTAAGTCCATATCGTTCGCTTAAATCAGCGACTTCTTTAGTTATACATTCAATTTCCTTAACTAATCTTGTAATATGCTTTGCTTTTTCAATTATCATTTAGTTTTTCCTTTGAGTGCTTCTAACACTTTAGTTTGTAATTCTTTCCTTCTTCTCTCCGATACAATTTCGAGTACATCTGACAAGTTAGATATTCTCTCGTCAGTTGCATCTATTTCTTCTTGTTGAAATTGAATTATTTTATTCATTTGTTCTCTTTCCTATTTCCAGTTCTTTACTTCATTAACACCAAATCCATCTATCGAACACGCACCGCTATCCGTTGGCTTGTAATGTGCCTTAGAGTGCTGCGGGTACATATATTCAATCATTGCAAAGTTTGCTACATCTGCGAGAAATTCAGTGTTTCCAGTATCAATGTATTTCTGTAATCTCTTTTGTAAACTACCGATGGCATCGATCGTTTTTTCTTTTTTGTAATTCTCGGACACTGGCCCATATTTGTAAAACGACATAGCCATCATTTTTTGTCTGAGTTCATCAAACCCTTTTGAATATTCAGTATTTAATATTTCGTTAATTTCCATTAATTTTTCCTTCTGTCATTTTGACATTTAATCATTTCTCACACTCTGTACAAGCGTTTCTAGTGCGTTATGGCGAACATATTCGCTCATGTAGATAACTACACCTTTTCCATTCGTTCGTGCCACTAACCTACGCATACCGAGTGTGTCGAGTTCATACGTGCAACCTGTGTCAACTTCTCGTTTCGGAAGTGATACCCAATGTTTGAAGTCTACTTCTTTCTTCTTGCGACACTTCACAATTTCGGCATGACTGTATAACGGTTTCTGTTTCTCAATTACGATAACCTTTTCGATGATCGTGAATCTGTCTACCGTAACTCCTAGCACTTTTGCGATAGATTCGGCAACACTCAATTTGATTGTTCGTGATGTTTCAACATTCAGTAGCGTGTTGATGTAATTGCTATACAGTCCTGATTGTTTTGATACTTCTTTTGCTGTGTCAAACTTGCTTGATGTAATTAAATCTCGTAACGCTTTTTTATCGACTAATATGCGTGTAAGGTCTTTTCTATGCTTTCTCATTTAATACCCCTTTAAATTTTTCATAATTAACCATCCAATTTTCATCTAGAAGTTTATGTAAATTAATCATTGATGCGATAACTAATTCACAACACTGTTTCAATTCTTTATCTTTGTCATTTGTTAAGTTATGTTGTATACCACCCGAATTACTCATAAGTTCAATATCATATGCTATTTCATTTGACCGAATTGACCAAAAACTTCCATCAACTTGAATGTGATAATCTGTTTTTTCTTTTAGTATTTCTTGTTTATTCATTTTTCAATCTCCTTGAATCTGCTAACTCGTACTAAATTATCAATACCTTCTAAGCGAACATACACTTCTCCGAACGCTACGACTGTATCGGTTACGGTATATGTCTGATTTTTAATTAAGCCATTGATGGGAGATATACAAATAACTTGATCACCTATAATCATTTTGCAAACCCCCAACGAAATCCGTATGCTCTTTTTCTTTTTCCCAAACAAACCATGCTAATATATGTCTGACAAAACCCTAATGTTCTTTCAACTTCTACCCCACTTTTCCATATTTTAATTATATTTTTGTTTAAATCCATTTGAACCACAGGTTTACTACATGAAATAGCACCTCGTTCAATTCCAGTACCATATCGTAGGTTATCTATTCTTGATATCCATTCTAAATTTTCTATACTGTTGTTTGATTTATTCTCGTCTTTATGATTAACTTCAAACGCTTCATCTTCTCTGTCGATAAATGCGATGGCAACAAGCCGATGAACCGAAACTGTTTTAAATTTACCGCCCTTGCAAAGATGAACCTGAACATAACCACTTGTATCTTTCCCAGGTTTTAACATCCGCTCTTTAACTAATTGTTTAATATTATCGCTTCGAACAACAATTCTATCTACACTCTTAACTTTTCCAAAGTTGCTTACTTTGTAATAACCTTCGTAGCCAAGCACATCTCTCCATATTTCGTTCATTTACTTTCCTAACGCTTTCAAGCGTTCTTTCATTTATTTTCTAACTTGAATTGCTCTTTCATTTCTGATAGCAACACTTTCATACTCTCGGGTAATAATTCATTCTGTTTTACATACTGACTTCTCGACCTATATGAACGCATGAAGTTCGATGACACAACTGTGTTGAGTTGGTCAATATCCATTTGCGACCACTCTCTCAATTGTTGTGGTGTCGTAATCACTTGTACTTCTCTCGGCAACTTTGCATATTCGGCA